CTGTAATCCTGCGCTTTGCAAGTATGAATTAGCTATGTTTGCACTTGTACCGGTATATATGTTTCCAAGTCCCTGGGCCGTAGCCATTCCTAAATTGGCAACTTGGGATGTTGCGTTTTGGCCGATAGTTGCTAAATTAGTAAAAGGAGACAGGCTTTGATAATATTGATTTAAAAATTTGTCATATTCGTTAGATGCGACATTCTGGCTATACTCCGACAATGCCTTCATGGTCTGGCCGCTTAGTTGTGATCCTCTTGCCGCCGCCGATTGTTCTATGGACTTTTGTCCTTCCCCTAACCTGAATTCATACCCGGGCGATGTTTCAAAATCAATAGGCGCAATAGTCGGGATAGGCGTTTCTTCCGTTACCATCTCATACTGAGGCCCGATCAATTGCATGTCTATTATATTTTGGCGGTCCTCAGTGAGTTTCCTATATAAAGCCTGGCCCTCTTCAATAGAGGCGCTTTGAGGCAATCCATATTTAGCCTTCCACGGATCATATCCGCCGTGCATTGGCACGGGGTCTATGAAATCAGGCACAGGTTGAGGCGTTCTTTGGACTTCCTGCTGTTTTTGCGTCTTTATCACCCCGCCCATTGAATCGATCATTTTTTGAGCTGCTTCCCTCATGGACGGGATAGGAGAAGCCGCGAGCATAGCTAATTGTGACGCGGTGGCCTGTCCTCCTAACAGTCTGTCAGCTTCAAAAAGTCCTACTGAAATATTATATTGTTTACGGAGTTCAGTTGCCGCCTTAGATGAGCCGTAAGATATTTCTTCAATAGCTCTCATAGCTGCGACATTAGCATCATCAGCCGCATTACGAGCCGCCGCCGCTTGAGCTTCCGCCCCGCCTTGTACGGCATCTGCAGCTTGACTTGATGAATATACTGAGGCTCCTGCGCCTACAACCGCTGCCGCTACTATTGCCCAAGTCATAATGAATCTCCTATTTTTAATTTTTCTTCATATTCGATTTCAGGCATTATAAATTCTTCCTCTATCTTATCCAAGTCCGTCTCTTCTGTAGGATGGACAGTCATAAGAACAGTGTCAGTATGGGAATATGTCATTTTCTTTGTATTGGCGTCAGACACGAAAACACATGGTGCAATCAAGTTTTTTACCTTGTCATCATTATCCGTATATACCGACAACTCGCCTTTCAATAAAATAGTTAATGTTTTGTATCTGTGCCTTTTTCCTATTATCAAGGTTCCTTGAGGCGCGAATCTTTCCCTGCCGTATACCCCGTCTGAAAAATGATGCGTATATCCCAATTCAGCTTGCGGCAGTTGCCTTAACGGATCTTCCAAATCTTTCAGGTTTCTTTTCTTGACGACTTCCATTACGTTCCGCCTACCTGTAAAACTGTCATATTTATACGATCAACCGTGATAATCTTGCCGGCCGATATAGTATTCCGCGCCCCTAAACTTATCTGAGCCGCCGCTGCTAAATCCAGGATTGCGGCACCCCCGCCCGGAAGATCCCTTGATATTGCCACGAATGTCGTCCGGCTTTGGCCTGGGGACTGGATCGCACCGCCTATCATAATGCCTGTTTCTACGTCCTGATTAGCGCCTACAACACTGTCAATTTGTTCAACCGCGCTCCAATGGATCAAATACATGCCTGCGTTCGTTACCTGTAAATAATGATCTCCCGGAAATGTGACATTATTCAAGTTTCCGGCAACCAGGTTAGTAACAGCCGCGTCCAGTTCGTACCAGTCATTTTGGTTTGTCATAGTGACCGTAAAGGAAGCTGTTTGGTATATGGACCCGTAAGATAAGCCTATGGCATCCCCTGTAAACTGAAGATCCCCCGTCAGCGTTCCCCCGTCAATATGGAGAAAACTCGTCTGGTCGTAGCCTGAATCTTGGATGTTGCCGTTACTGTCTAACGATGCGAAATTATCCGCCGTGGGAGAGTCGATAATGGTTGCCGCCGTGGACTTGACCAGTGAGAACCATCTTTTCCAGGTAGGGCTATTATGATCCTCTTCCCTCAAGGGAGGCGGAGGTAACGTGGTCACTTAGAATCTCCCCATCTCTGATTCCAGATGCGCCCCTATGATAACCGCCTTGACCGGGTCGGCTATTTCCAGCTTGTACGCCCGGTTGCGGGAGCTGCCCAACCTGTTCCACACGCTTCGTCTATCATATTCCCCTATCTTTCCAATGCTTCGCCAATGCTCGTTAGACCAGGTATGGCCATCATCGGTCCAGGATAGCATCGCTTGCGGATCAGAACCCTGGCTCGTCACTAAGCCCACTCCTGATTCAAAGTCTATTTCGAGGCTTTTATGGAATATTTTCTTCCTGTCTTTGTGCAGGAACTTAGTCGTGCGGGTTCGTTTTATGATTTTTGCGTTGTCTTTGTAGGTATCAAGGGATAGCTCGTAAATTTTCCCGTTCTCGAAGTCTCCGACAAGATTCAACCTGTTGAAAAAAGCATGACAATTAGCTCGCCATCTGCCCGTATACGGCGAAGGATAACTTGCTCTTTCGTGCCAAAATCCTGTCGATATGTCGTATACCCATGTCTTATTCGCAGTGGGAAAAGTCAGAACATAAAAGGTATGTCCTTCTTGAATATATGCAAATCCAATGGCGTCTGATATTGTTGAATAGGTGGACCATTGGTATTCTATTTGCCGTGTTGATATGATTTCAGGCTTGTATCCTGCCGCCCGTCGTGCAAGGCCCTGGTCGTCTAACCAGAACACCGTGTTGTCTTCTTTGGCTACACTCGCAGTCGCGCCTAATCCCCGTTCGATTGTTTCGTCCAGCTTTCTGGCAAACGGAAAAGTCGCCCCTGAATTGTAATACACCTCAATAGAAGTAGGCCCGAATAACCATACTTCCCTATGATCTGAAAATACCCGCAATAGGTTGTCCGGATCACTTTCAGCTGTAGCATAGTCTGTAGCATCCCAGGAGGTCCCGTCATACGATGCCGATATCCAGAATTGTCCCGTGCTCGGCCTGCTGATAATGAAATAACCGTCCTGCCAGGTTAAAGTGCCCGACCCCGGAAAGTCAGCATCCGCAATAGCGGCAAAGGCCCCCGAGGAGGTGTTGTAAATGTATCCCGTTGCACCATCGACTATCATGAGTTGATTGCCGACATTGCCGTTGTCTGCCATGTACACAACGCCCGTTGACGAGTTCAAAGTCCCAAGAGCCGTTGCCACACTTGATGTATTTATCGAGTATAATGTGTCACCTATCACGGCGTATAACATATCTGCCGTGGAATATTTGTGCAGGCCCCTCACAACGGCAGTTGTGGCGCTCGTATGCCATGTCTTTAGGCCCGGAGTAGGAAACATGGCGATAGGAGCTTTGTCCGCCTCCATTTGCCCGCCTATCACCGGATACCAATTCACGCACCTTTGGGAATTGAGATCCTTTGATCTGCCCTCGTATGAACCACCTATGAAATTTATTTCCAATTATCGCCTCTCTAAGCCAAACATCACCGAACTTTCCCGGTCGTGGTTCATGAGGTTCCGTTTTGATTCCAGAGCCTGCGCCACTAATATTCGACTTGGCTCCCGGCCCATTTCCGGCGCAATTTCAATCGCAAGGTTCTTTCTGAGCGCCCTGAGAGCTTCAGGCGGAAGATCCGATGTGTTTGCCAGGCTGTCAAAGTCCTCTATCGTAGTCTTTACCGTACCCACAATACTGCCGGCCGGTGTCGTGTCCCATACAGGCCAGATGTAAAATACACACAAAGCAAGCTGAGGATCAAAATAATATTGCGTCGGCACGCCTGCCGTAGCCTTGTTAGACAGCCTGAAATATTCGTCTCTCATTAGCGGGATCATAGGAATATCAGTCGAGTTGGATGAATATCTAAATCTTGCTTCCACCAGTTCCAAAGGCCGCGCTATGCTCACATCCCCGCCCGATCCCATTGTGTAGGATGCTTGATTTGCCACCAACGTGATGGAAAACGTATCGTTCAGCCATAGGCCGATGCCTTCCGTTTGCCAACCTTTTATGAGCAGGTTCAGGGATTCCAAAGCTGCCGCCGTATCTTCA